TCTTCGATACCGAGTGCTTGAGCAACAGCAGCAACGACATCAGCCATAATCTCTTCTCTTTCAGATACGTCTAAGTCATCAGCACCATCATCGGCAACATCGACCTCAGCATCATCAACAGCGACCTCAAGTTCGTCATTATCGCCTGGTTCATCGTCCATAGCGACCTCTAACTCTTCAGGTGCTTCCTCATCATCCATTTCCATGTCGCGAGCACCGGGTTGATCGCCATACATTTCTTGAATCTTTTCCTCACCAACAGTCTTGATGTTAGCGAGTTTTAAAAATTTACGAACCTCTTGTTCGTTTAAAAGTGTTTTACGAGCCATTTTAAAAAATCTCCTTTTCTATTTAAAGAAACTCAAAAATAAGTAGTTATATATTGTAATAACGGCATTAAAAATAAGAATCGAAGCTGCCGATACGCTTTTTGATTTTATTGAGTGCCTTGGTTTCTATCTGTTTAATCCTGGCAAACGAAAGATGTATTCTTTCAGCAACTTGCCTAAGTGTCATTGGTCCGTTCTCATAAACCGACACAAGACAACAGTTAAATTCTTGTGGATAATCAATCCAATGACGACACTCGTTTGCCTCACAAGAGACGCCAAGTTCCATGCACTTTCTGGAACATTGTAATAAACCATCGGTATTTTTCATAATTCTGGAAACACCTCGGCTATCATGTCGAATATATTTTCAACTTCGCTATTGTTGAGTCCAAATTTGTTTATTGTTTCTTCTCCAGACTCTCTAAGTTTTTTGCTTTTTCTTTTCTTCTTTATCGAAACATCGCTCACATCATCTATAAAGCTGTGTATCCTGGGGTCATCGTTTATGAGACCAGTGACAATGTATCTGAAGAATTTTGATTGTGTTAGACCTATCGATTTTAGTTTCATTAAAAAACTAACATGGCGATGATCATTTTCAGTAAACACAATTCTCTTGTTTAATTTTCCATAGTCAATATTGTGTTCCATCACCATGCCCTGTGGTTGATGTGAGTGTTACTTTCGGATTGACCAGCAGCAGTCTGTACCATGAAATCAGCTTTGGCTTGAAGTTCTATAGCGTTGCGTGCTCCTGAGTATGAGTATCCTGAACGAATTCCTCTTTCAAGATTGTCTAACACTTCTTCCATTGTTCCACGATACGGAACAGTAGCTGATACACCCTCGAAAGAAGAATACTTACCTTTCCAATCAACTTGGGCTTCCTTGCTTGCCATGCCACGATATGTTTTCCATTTATTACCAGCAGCGTCAACAATTACATCTCCTGGTGTTTCCCTGGTTCCAGCAAACAATGAACCACACATGACAACATCTGCTCCGGCAGCGATTGCTTTTACGATGTCGCCAGAGTTTTTGATGCCTCCATCTGCTATGATTTTAACATCCCTGTCGGTCTTAGCACAATCAAAGATTGTTTGAAGACCCGGCACACCGTGACCAGTTTGGATGCGAGTTGAGCAAATTGATCCTCCACCAATGTTACATCTAACCGAGTCTGCGCCCCAGTCAGCTAAATCGTTTACACCTTGCAAGGTTGCAACATTTCCAGCCATAATATGATACTCATCACCAAGCATAGTTCGTAGTCGCTCAAGTGCTGTCTTCATCATTGTGTGATGACCGTGTGCGACATCAACACAGATAAAGGTTGCGCCCGAATTAAACGCAGCCGTAGCTCTTTCTAGGTAATCACCGCTGATGCCGATGGCTGCTCCAATGTTGTTTTTTAGCTTCTTAATTGATCTGGTGATAATCTCAGCTTGCTCTTCAATAGAATTATAACGATGAATAACAGCGGAACCACCAGCTTTATCTAGAGCTATAGCCATATTTGTTTCCGATATTGTATCCATTGGAGATGCCAAAATTGGCAAATCTAATTGTAATGTTTTCCCTAAATCGACAGACAAGTCAATTTCACTACGAGAATTAATGTTTGAATGTTGCGGCACTAACAAAACGTCGTCATATGATAAACCGCGAGTATAATTATTCTTCACCAGATCCTCCATCATCTTCGGTGTTCTTTGTTTCTTCTTTTTTAGTTGTTGTTTTTCTAGTTCGTTTTCTTGTGGCAGTTTTTCTCACCTCTGCCGATTTCTTTGAGCGGCGATAGGTACTTGATCTTTTCTCAAGTTCTTCTTCTTTGATTGGAGGCAGTTCAGCCAATTCTGCGGCGCGTTCTTCCTTTTCTTTTTCAAGTCTCTCCTGCTCTTCAATAGCTTCCTGTTCTTCTTGTTTGGCATAGTCGTTTACTTGGCGCGCTTCCATGCGTGCTTTCAGTGCCTCTCTTTCTACAAATTGTTGCCTATGTGCACTGAAGTGAGTCGAGAGTGAACCATACGCTTCTTCGCATTTTGAAAGCTCGATGGCGTGATAAATGATCTTGTCAAGATAATCCTCATGCTCATTGATAACCACATTTTCATCAAGAAGTGCTTCAATAGCCTTCCAGTGTTCAACCCCTCTTGATTTCAGCATGCTCATTGCGGCATCTAATCTAATATAATTTCTATTTGACATCTTCTTCATTTCTCCTTATCAATAAAGTTTTTAATTTGCTTGGTTGTAAACCAAGTTTTTTCGTTGGGAGTTTCTGGATCTTTAAGATTGTTAATCTTTGCCCTCTTGCCTCTAGAGATCTTAAAGGTTGCCACCGATGGTACTCCGTTGAGTTTTAACTTCTCAGAAATTTCTTCATCGTCGTCCACATTAAAAGCAAAGAATAGCACATCGTCATAACTATCTGATATGTCTATGTAATATCTGCTCAGAGCGTGGCACAAGTGACAATTATTTGAATAAAATTTAACTACACAAAGAGTTTCATCATCTACGGTAACGTCTCCTTTGATCATTTTTAAGATTGATTCTTTAGAAATTCTACTTACGGACATTTTCTATCTCCTGTCTCCAGTCATTAATTATGTTATTAGCCAATTTCCAACAGTCTGGGCAATATAATCTTACTGTTTCTTCATCCCTGACAACTACGTTCCATGTTTTTACCATATTCTTATTCTTCTTGTCAAATGGTTTTTCACAAGTTAAACACTGTTCCGGTAGGCTCTGGAATTGAGTGACTCTTTTACTAAGTTCTTGGGCACTATCTTTTTGGACTTGTTTTGCCAGCGCTCTTCGTTGCTTTCTGTTCACCGGTTAATTCCTTCAACTCTCCACAAGTCTTCTCCACCATCAAATACTACGACCGCTGATGGGAATGGTGCGGGGTTCTTGCTATCGCCAAACTTTAGGCGACCTTTAACAAAGTGAATCTCTGATGCCTTCATTACATACTTGTGCCAATACTTAGTATCGGTTCGTGCTGGAATGAGCATAACAACCTTTGTGTCTGGCTTCATAGCTTCATTGTAGCTCTTCTCGATCCACTTGTCAATACCTCGACCATATGGAGGGTTGACAAAACATGTAAATCCTTCCCAGTCCTTTTCCAAGCCATTCTCTGCTTCTGTGAAGAAGTTAGCGCATTTAGTGTTGTGTGTGCTGGCGCAAGGATCCAAATTGAAAGGTCCAAAGCGCCAGTTGAGTTTATCAAAAAACTCTTGTGGGGTTGCCCAATTGCCTGTCTTGGAACTGAACATTACGTTTTGTGTTTCTTTATTCATTGTTTAAAATTCCTTTTATTGTTTCTGTTATAGTTTGATTTGCTTCTTTGCAGTTGGTGATGAGTTTTTGAAACATGTCAGCTTCCATTTCAACATCCAAAAGGTGATCGCCGTTATCCCTGGGAAGTTGAGAATTATAGAGTGGTAGATCATCGCGAATATATTTGAGTAATTCTATCTTTTCTTGTTCTATTAAAATATTTGATGGGGTGTCCCAAGGGTACTCCGTGACAACAGAAAATTCAAAATTATCTTTGCCGTGTAAGTTGTAGTCTCTTTGAAGACGCGGGTTTCTTGCCTTATTTAATCTAAGATCAGACAAGTGCATTCGCCAACGTTGTTCATAACCTTTGCTCTGTCCGATATAAGTTCTTCCTGTGATCTTGTTAGTGATCTTGTATACAGCCGCGGGGCGCGTCATGGCATATTCTTTCTGTTTCTCAAGTAGTATTTTTTTATTTTCTTTGTAGTATTTCCGATCATGTTCGCGTTTATGCTCACGAGTTCGCTCCCTGTATATGGCTTTTTGTGCTTTGATTGCATCTACATTATCCTTATAGTATTGTCTCTTTTTTTCTAAATATTGATCGTGTGCCGGACCATCACGATATTCTTTGCAGCGTCTTTTATCACAAGACTTACAGTATCCACAAAGTCCATCTTTTGTCGATGAATTTTTGTAAAACTCAGATTTTAATTTTATTTGCCCGCAATCATGACAAAGCTTCTCGGTATTCTGCTCTGGCATTCTGGAGAGGCTAAATTTTTGTTTCAGCCTGTTTTCTCTTATCAGCTTGCTACGTTGTTTGCTGGCTTTTTTGGAACAACACTTACAGCGATATTCGTGACCATATGGATGGTTCTTGTTCTTATAGAACTCAACTAAAGACTTTAGTTGTCCGCATTTTGTGCACTCTTGCTTTCCATCAATAAGAGGCTTTGGTGGCTTTGGTGGG